TACCGAGAGATGAACGAGGCGCGCAAGAAGAAGCTTGGCACCTCCGGCTGAAAGGAGAGTCATGACCAGAATCAAGTGGCACATGGAGGACGAGAAGCAGGTTCAGGGAGGTCTCGATCGAGGCGTTCTCTATCCTGCATCTGGCCCCGCCGTGCCTTGGAACGGGCTCGTCAGCGTCAACGAGAGTGGGTCACAGCAGACCTCGACCTACTACGTTGACGGACGTCGTTTCCTCACCACCGTCACTCCGCGGGAGTACTCGGCCACCATCTCGGCCATCACGTTTCCTGACGAGTTCGCCGAGATCTGCGGCATCACCGAGGCGGCCGATGGCCTATTCCTCGACTCGCAGGTTCCCGACCAGTTCGGTCTCTGCTACCGGACCCTCTACGGAGACGGCAAGAATTACAAGCTCCACCTTCTATACGGCGTCACGGCCGCCATGTCCGACGTCCAGTACGAGACGCTTGACAGCGGAACCAACGACCCGATGCCGTTCGAGTTCGAGATCTCCGCGATCCCGCAACCGATCGACGGCTACCGTCCGACGGCCCATGTGATCATCGACTCGCGAAACCTGGATCCAATCCGTCTCGCTGACATCGAGAACATGGTCTACGGAACCTACGGCATGGATGCATATTTGCCGTCCATCCAGACCCTGTTCGACATGATGAACTACGGAGAGATCGTGGTCATCCGAGACAACGGCGATGGTACCTGGGAAGCCGAGGGTTCCTACAAGTACATCTCGGTGGACGAGTACACCGGCGAGTTCTCGATCAACAACGTCACTGCGAACGACCACGGCGACGGCACTTACGACGTCGCATCTACGAACGAGCCGATCGTTTAGAAGGGAGCAGCATGATCAGAGTTTCGGCATCTGGCTCGACGGCCAAGATGGACAAATTCCTGGCCAACGCGGCCAAGACCAACACCATCGAAAGTCGGATTCGCAGCGTCTGCGAAGCCGGTGTTCGTGCTCTGTCTGCTGCCACCCCTGCAGATTCCGGCGCAACCGCTGCTGCATGGTCCTTCGAGATCGTGAACAAGGGCGGCACCATCGAGATCTACTGGACAAACTCACACCAGAACCAAGGTGCGTACATCGCGGTGCTTATTCAGCACGGCCACGGAACGGGTACCGGCGGATACGTCGCCGGTCGGGACTTCATCAACCCGGCCATGCGGCCGATATTTGACCAGATTGCTGACAACGCGTGGAAGGCGGTGACTTCGGTATGAGCAGTGTTGACGAGCGAATCGTCCAGATGAAGATTGACAACAAGCAGTTCCTGCCCGGCGTGAAGGCATCGCAGAGCGCTCTCGGCAATCTGAACAAGGCCGTAGACGCCGCTGGCAAGGGTCGGGGGATGACGCAGCTTGGCGCTGCCACCGACTCCGTCAAGCACAAGTTCAGCCTTCTGAACGCCGCAGCTCTCACTGCGGTTGCCACGATCACGAACAAGTTGGTCAACGCGGGTCTGCACATGGTCAAGAGCTTGGCTATTGACCCAATCATGCAGGGCTACCGCGAGTACACGACCAACCTGAAGGCCGTCCAGACCATCATCGCCAACACCGGCGCTAAGGTCGGAACGGTCAACAAGTACCTGAGCGAGCTCAACCGATATTCCGACCAGACCATCTACAACTTCAGTGAGATGGCAAAGAACATCGGCACGTTCACAGCGGCTGGTGTCGGTCTGAAGGAAGCGACATCCTCGATCAAGGGCATCGCGAACGTTGCGGCCTTGTCTGGGTCGTCCGCGCAGCAGGCCTCCGGGGCGATGTACCAGCTTTCGCAGGCGATCGCTGCCGGCAAGGTTGGTGCGCAGGACTGGAACTCGGTGGTGAACGCAGGTATGGCGGGTAAGCAGCTTCAGTCTGCACTTGCCAGGACCGCGATCGCGATGGGCGAGCTCGACAAGAACCAGGTCAAGGGTTGGAAGTCCGGCAAGGCGCTGAAGATCAACATGGCGAGCTTCAAGACCTCGATCATGTCCCTTCCGGGTCAGCAGTCCTGGCTCACGTCCGGCGTTCTAGTCAAGGGTCTGGCTGCTCTGGACGGTCGCTTCTCGAAGGCTGCTCTCAGCCAGGAGAAGCTTGCGAATGGCACACTGAAGTACAAGAACGCTCAGGAAGTCGAGATGGCGGTTCGAAAGAACCGACTCGCGATGGAGAAGCAGGGCGTCAAGTACTCGGACGAGCAGTTCAAGCAGATGATGAAGATGTCCGATGCCGCGTTCAAGTCGGCTCAGACGATCAAGGATGCGGGTCAGCTCGTAGACGTCGTCAGAGAGTCAATCGGCTCCGGTTGGGCAGCGATATTTCAGAACATCTTTGGAAATGCCAAGCAGGCATCCAAGCTTTGGACTGCGGTCGGCAACACGATCACAAACGCCATTTCGACCACCTTCTACAAGATCAACAGCACACTCGCTGGTTGGCGCGCGCTTGGCGGTTACCAGGATCTTTGGAAGGGCTTCGGCAACATCTTCAAGGCTCTGGGCAACATCATCCGCCCCTTCGTCGATGCGATTGGGTCCATCCTTCCCTCAACTGGCAAGGCTGGATCTGGCCTCTACAATTTGACTCACGGCTTCGAGCAGGCAACTGCCTGGTTCGAGAAGCTGACCCGAGGGGCTGCGGGTCTGGGTCCGGTGTTCAACATCGTGGCTCAGGTATTTACGATCGTGCTCCATGCGATCGTTGGAGTGGTGAAGTACTTCGCCGCTCTGGTGCCTCTGTTCTCTCCGCTCTTGAGTGGAGTCGGGTCGCTTGCCCAGGATATTTCCGAAGTGGTTGTCCAGTTCCTCAAGATGGTCGACATCGGCGGGAAGATCGACGCGCTGTTCCAGCACGTCATTGACGGACGTCAGAAGGCTCTCGAGCCTCTGATCACCACGGTCGGGAAGATTGTGGAGGCGCTTGGCGCCTTGGTCCATGGGGATATTTCGGGCTTCAAGGCCCAGTTCCAGGACGCTCTGTCGTTCCTGGCCCCCTATGGAACGATGGTCTCTGGTCTCATGGCCAAGATCCAGGGCGGTTTCGACAAGATCGCCGCTGGAGGCGGGCCCTTCGGCAAGATCGCTCAGACGATCGCCAACGCCGCTGAGAAGGTGAAGACTTTCGCAACGAGCGTCGGGGACATGTTCTCGGCGTTCAAGAGCGGAAGCGCGGACGCGGCCGAGGCCAGTACCACCAAGATGGCCGACGCTACGACAAAGCTCAGCGATGGCGGAAGCAAGATGGTTGCGATCCTGAAGACCATGGGAAGCGTCATCGGCACCGTAGCCTCAGCCATCGGCAAGGGCATCCAGTTCGTCTGGGACAAGATCTCGAACGCGGTCAGCAACATGGACTCGATCGACCTCATGTCGGCAATCAGCTACATCTTCAGCGGCTACATCCTGCTGAGGGTGAACAGCTTCGTGAAGAGTCTTCAGGGCTTCCTCGACGGCTTCAACTTCGAGGGCTTTGGCGAGAACGTCACTGGCTCTTTCAAGGAGCTGACCAACACCCTGAAGGTCATGCAGCAGGGCATCAAGGCGAAGGTCATCCTGGAGATCGCCGTTTCGGTCGGAATCCTGGCTGGTGCCATGTGGGTGCTCTCGAAGATTCCGGCCAAGCAGCTGGGTACCGGCCTTGCCGTAATCAGCGCCATGATTCTCGAGCTTGTCGGCTCGATGGCTCTCTTGGCGAAGGTTGGCGGAAAGATCAGCCTGCCCATCGTGGCGTCGTCTCTGATCCTGATGGCAACGTCTCTCGTCATTCTGGCGGGAGCCGTCGCTGCCTTTGGCAACATGGATTGGGATACGCTGAAGAAGGGCTTCATTGCGGTTGGCATCGGACTTGCTCTGATGGTTGCCGCATCCGCTGGTCTTGCGGCGGCGGGCCCTGCCGTCATTGTAGCCGCAGCGGCAATGGTGATCATGTCGGTGGCGTTGACCACTCTTGTTGGAGTGATCCTGCTTTACAACAAGATCAAGTGGGGAACGCTCCTCGATGGAATCGCCAAAATGGGAGTCGTTATGCTGGCCATGGCGGTCGGCATGGCAGCTCTTGCTGCAGTGGGTCCGATGATCCTGGTGGCTTCGGCCGCATTGGGGATTCTCTCGGTGACCTTGACAATGATGCTGGGGACAATCCTGGCCTTCAGCAAGGTTTCGTGGGGAACTCTAGGCAAGGGTGTCGCGATGATCGCGGTTGCTCTGATCGCAATCGGGGCTGCGGCTTTGCTTGCTGCCCCGGGCGTAGCCATCTTGGGCGTAGGAATGCTTGCTCTAGGCGCCGGCCTCCTGCTGGCAGGAACAGGAATGGCTCTGTTCTCTGCTGGACTGGCTCTCATGGTCGGTATTGGAACCGCCGCCTTTAGCGTGATCACGACGGCAATCCAGGTCTTCCTGGCTCTGTTGCCGACGATCGCCGTGCAGGTTGCAGCGGCAATCGTGACCTGGCTGCAGACGATGGCTGCGGCTGCACCGAAGATCGGCAACGCAATGGTGAAGATCATCACGGTCATGCTCGACACGACCAACAGGCTGATGCCGAAGATCTTCCATACCTTCAACATCTTCCTGGACAACCTGCTGAAGAGCATCCAGAAGAATGCACCCAAGTTCGGGAAGACCTTCCAGGTCCTTCTGAACACGGGCCTGGCTGTTCTTCGAAACAGCATTCCGAAGATGGTCAATACCGGCATGGCGATTCTCGAGGGCTTGCTCCGAGGGATCAGCAACCGGATGCCTAAGATCATTGACCTGGCTGGCGACATTCTCGTCAAATTCATCAATGGTCTGTCCCGTAACCTCGAGCGGGTTACGACCGCGGGCACCAACCTCATCATCAAGTTCATCGATGGCCTTGGTAAGAATGGTGTCAAGATTGCGGATGCTGCGGGCCGAGCGATCGTCAAGTTCTTGAACGGATTGAATGCTGCCGTTCAGAAGTACTCGCCTCAGATCAACGCGGCCGCTCAGCGGCTTGGTGTATCTGTCGCGCAGGGCATCATCTCCGGTATGGGCAGCATGGTGAACAACGTCATGGGTGCTGCCGGCAATCTTGCTAGCAGTGCCATCAGCGCGATTCACAAACACATCAAGAACCCGCCCTTCCCCTCAAGGGAGGGCATCAAGCTCGGATATTCTCTCGCATACGGTTTCACGACAGGAATCGTGGCAGGCCACAAGGGCGCCGCAGACGCCTCGATGCGTCTCGGCCAGAGGTCCATTGACGCAGCGAAGGAGATCCTGGATATTCACTCGCCTTCGGGCGTGTTCAAGGGCCTCGGTATCAACGTGGCCAAGGGCTTCGTCAATGGAATCATCGGTTCGCTGAACGCCGTCAAGGCGGCCGGCGTGACTATGGCCAAGGACACCATTGACATGGTGACCAGGACGACGACTGATCTTCAGCTCAAGGCTGATGCTCAGATGGCAAAGGCAGATGCTCTTCGGTTTGCCGCGCAGCTCACGCGTCAGAAGCTTCACAACAAGAAGCTGACCAAGGCGCAGAAGGCGTCGATCAACGCCCAGGCTAAGCACCTGGACAACCGGGCGCAGGCCTATGCAAACGCTTCTGCTTCCACTCAGAGTAGCGTTGACGCCGTCAACAAGGCGGAAGACGATCGCGTTGCCTTCGCACAGGCCGACGCTGCGGGTAGGGCGGATATTCTCAACCAGCGTGCTCAAGACGCTGCCAAGTCTGCGGAAGCGGCACGGCAGCAGGCGATCAAGCTGCAGAACGAAGCCGACCTCATCCGTAAGAAGGACGCCAAGAGAGCCAAGGCGCTCGCAAAGCAGGCCCAGGCAGCCCTCGCTTCCTCTCAGAGGTACGCGGCGGCTGCTCAGTCCAACGCTCTAGCTGCCCAGCAGTACGCCGTCCAAGTTGTTCTCAACTCCTCCAGCAGTGTCTCGAGCGACCTCGACTCCTGGCTCGCCCAGGACGCGGCCGACAAGGCATACGCTGCGATGACGACGGAACAGCAGCAGGCGGAGATGGAGCGAAGGGCCGCGGCGGATCAGAAGAAGTCTGACGACCTCATCGCATCCGCCAGGGCCAAGTTGGCTCAGGCCAATGCTCTTGCCAGCACGAATGCTCAAGCAGCTCAGGCCTTGGTCGATGCTGCTGCGGCTGATGTCGAGGCAGCAAAGGCCGCCAAGGATCAGGCCGATCAGGAAGCCGACCAGGCGAAGCAGCTTGCCAGCGATGCCGCGGGTGGAATCTCCACCTCGACTACCACAGGTGGTGCTTCGGCTTCGAACGCTTCCGAACTGGCCAAGGCACTTCAGATGCCCGACATCAACATCGCGTCGGACAAGGTGTTTGCTGCGCAAAACATGTTCGATGCCTACGCCAAGGCGCTCGCTGCAACAGTGAGTGCGGCCGCGGCAGAGAAGTCTGGCGGAGTCACCTTCGTTCAGAACAACACATCGCCTGTCGCGCTGTCTCCCACAGAGGTCTACAGGCAGTCCAAGAATCTTCTTTCCAACGCGGAGCGCAAGCTCGCTGGTGCTCTTCCATAGAAAGGAGCCGGAATGCTTACTCAGATCGATGTGGAGTGCGACAACCCCTTCACGATGTCCGTTCTCGGCGCCAGGCCCCGTGACTCGCTGATTCTTCAGTCATTCACGGGGCTTGGCCCCCCGGACAAGTCGCTCTTCGTGGGCGACTACGCGAGGGACGGTGGGCTCTACACCGGGCGACGCACCCTCACGCGGAACCCGGTGCTCACCATCAAGATCAACCCGAACTTTGGGAATGGAGAGACCGTCGATGGTTGGCGGGATATTCTCTACCGAACCTTCAACGACCCGTTCGTTGATGGCGACGACGTGACGCTCATCCTTCGCGATGACGTCAAGGCTCCTCGACAGATCACCGGATACTGCGAGAAGTTCGAGGGCGAGCTCTTCGACCAGGAGACGGTCTCTCAGATCTCGCTCATCTGTCCGGACCCGTACATTCGTGACGTGACCGAGACGGTGGTGACCCCACCTGAGGGAACTGCTGGTTGGCAGACGGTTCCGTTCACCTACGCCGGAACTGCCGAGGCCGGCTTCGAAGTGGACATCGAGGTCCAGGCAACCACAAGCACCGTGACTCTCGACAACAACGGTCGAACGATGGTGCTGACATATCCGTCGTTCCTTACTGGCGACATTATCCACATCAACACGAAGCCTGGTGAGCGGCAGATCACGCTGACTCGAGGGACGGACGTCTTTGACGTCCTGTACACCCTATATTCCGAGTCTCCTTGGTTGACTCTACACTCGCAGTCGAACAAGCTTCAGATCTATGGCGACTCGGCCACCAACTTCGTTGCATCCATCACGAGTCTTAGATTCACTCAGCTCTGGTGGGGTGCCTGATGGAACTGGCCGTTCTCAACGATCAGTTCCTTCCGGCTCGTTTGGTCGAAAACCATTCTAGCCTGATCTGGACGGAGAGATATTCCAGCAACGGAGACTTCGAGCGCACCTCGGATGATGTGGGAGGCACTCTGGCAGCCCTTCCTCTCTGGACTGTCGATCTAGCCACTGGCATCCAGAGGCCGACCGTCGTGACGCTTCGGGACTCAGATGTTCCGATGATCGTCGAGACACACAAGATCGAGAAGAGCCTGACCGGCCCAGCGAAGATCACCACCACAGGACGATCCTTCGAGACCGTCCTAGATCGACGAACCACCATCAACAAGCCACTCGGCGGTGGACAAGCGATCAAGCCTTGGACGAGCGTTCAGAAGACCGCAGTCGATGCGGCCTACGACGTCATGAACCAGGTCGTCACACAGGGACTTGCCAGCGTATTGGACAAGATTCCAGAGCTCAACATCAAGGCGCCGATTCGTCCGGCTGGTTACACCGCGCCGAGCACGAATCAGAACTATCAGGTCGACCCAGGAGAGCTATATTCCTGGGTGATGCAGCAGATCCAGGCCGACAACTATGGCTTGCGAGCTGTTCGTCCGAGCGATCTAAGCACCTCAACGATCGCGATCGAGATCTACTCCGGCGTCGACCGGACCAAAGAGATCGTGTTCGACGCGAGATTTGACCAGTTCGACAACTCCGAGTACCTGCTCAGCCAGGCCGGATGGAAGAACGTCGATCAGGTCACCGGCTCTGCCGATTCTCTCGAGGTGCGCCTGAAGGACCAGAACGCCAACGACTACTCCGGTCTCAACCGCCGGGTCACATATTTCGACGGAACACAGCTCGCGGTCGGGGTCGCAAGTCCCACGATCACAAACATCATGCAGAACTTGGGCACCGTCGATCTTGCCAAGCAACTGGAGACTGTTCTCTTCTCTGGAGAAGTCTCTCGTCAACTGGGGTCCCGCTACGGAAAGGACTTCTATCTCGGGGACATCGTGAAGCTCACGGGTAATTACGGTTTGTCCCAGTTCGTTCGCATCTCGGAGTTTATTCGAAGCGAAGACAATACTGGTGAGAAGGCCTACCCGACCTTCGCGAGCCTTTAGAAAGGGGGTTGAAACGTGGGAGGAGTGCTGGATGGAGTACCGCTCGTTGGTCTCAGCGCACCGACTCTGCTTGGTCTTTGCATTCTTCTGCTTCTGACAGGGAGGATCGTGCCAAGGGCCACCTTACTCGAAAAGAAGCAGGAGGCCGACAAGTGGCAGGCGGCCTACGAGAAAGAACGAGAGGCTCGTGCCGCCGCAGACGCGCAATCGCAGGAGCTTCTCGAGGTGTCCAAGACAACGCACCATATTGTCTTGGCTCTGTTCCAAAACGCCCAAGAAGCAGCTGCTAGAGGAGGGAACGCCAATGTTCTTCCGAAGGCGTAGCAAGGGGCTTGCGGAGTCAGAGAAGGCTTTGCAAGATGCGGACCAGAATCTCGAGAGAGTCAAGGCTCGAGACGAAGAAGTACACGAAGTAGCTGAAGCGCTGAAGACGATGCGGGAGAGGAATCACTTCGCGGAGCAACTTCAGCTCATCTTCGAGAACAGTGGGGTTCCAGCTGGGGGCCAACTGGGAGGAGGACATATAAGATGAGCGTCAATGCCTGGATGGTGTTGATATTGATCTTCGCGATCATCGCTGCCATATGCACCACGGCTTTTCCGATCCTGTACGCGTTCTACCCATGGCGTTCGACCATTCTGGGTAAAATGCTCATGCTACAGGCCCTGGCTTTTGCTCTGGCCATGGATGGCACCGTCATATTCAATCTCTGGATGCCCAACCTCATCGTTGGAGTCATCGTCGAAGTGGTCGTCTTCGGAATGATCGCTGCATCAACAGCCTCGCTCACCGTCCTGATGTGGCGAGCAAACCACGTCAGTCGAAAAGTCAAGAAGGAGCAACATGGCCGAAACACAGGCACCGAGCCCCTGGCTCAGCGGGAAGACGTATGACTTCCTGAAGTTCGTAGCGCAGGTTCTCCTACCGGCGCTTGGCACGCTCTACTTCGCGGTTGCCGGAGTTTGGGGCCTGCCATTCGCGGACCAGGTCGTTGGCACGGTTCTGGCCGTCGACACCTTCCTGGGCGTGATCCTCGGGATCAGCACTGCCCAGTACAGGGCGTCTAATGCGTTGTCCGCAGTCAATGCGGGCGTCGACGGGGTCATGACGATCCATCAGCAAGACGAGAACGCCGGCATGCTTCAGCTGGAGTTCGCGGATCACCCGAACGTCCTGACGAAGAAGGACCGTGTCACGCTCGAGGTGAAGACGCTGAACACCAACTCCGAGGCGGGCGGCGAGCATCAGGATCCCTCGAATCAGTACGCCGAGCCGGGGAATCTGCCACCTGTCTCTCCTGTCTAGAGTCGCGGCGTAAACACGCCGTATAGTGAGACACACTCTAACTAAGGAGAGACTATATGTCTGACCCCAACTACGAGACCATTCGCGCCAGCCTGCTCCAGCACGCAGTCGGCGAGGAAGATGGTACGGAGAAGCTCACCAACATCATCAAGCAGATCGAGCTGATCAACAAGGCTGAAGCCGCCCAGAAGGAGCCGGAAACCCCGGAGCCCAAGGGAGCCAAGGCCTGGTTCGAGAAGCACTCGGATGCCCTGATCAAGGTTGGTGGCACGCTCAGCACCGTCGTCCTCGTCGGCTTCGTCGAGAGCAAGTTCGACGTGATCTTCCGAAGCAAGGCCAGCAAGTACCTCTGATCGAGAACGTCAAAATGGGAGCCCCCTGTAGCACATGTTACAGGGGGTTCTCGTTTGACCTACACGGACTGCATTTTTTCACTTCGAAACCCAAAAATTCCCCGGGAGGAACTCGCAGACAAAACTCGGCATAAGATGAGACCACCCACAAAGGAGAAGACATTGATCGAGACCAACCTATTCTTGTACCAGCTAGTAGGAAGCGCGTTCCTCATGGTGATTCCAATCGCCATGATCCTCGGCATCCTCTGGATCATCGTCAAGATGGGGAAGGGATTCGTCAGATCCATCCTCAAGTAAGCTCAAGACCCAACCCGCAAGGGTTAGGGTTTTCTCGCGGGAGAAACACGGCGTTAGATGAGACCACCCTACTTTAGGAGACGCCACATGCGCAGATTTGCAACCGCGATCGGAGTTCCCCTGGCCTTCCTGGCCGGCATCACCGCCGCCATGAAGGTCGGAGCTTCGCCCGCCGACCTCATCGATGCATACGCCATCATCAAGTAAGACCTCCGTCCTAACCCACAAGGGTTAGGGCTTTGCCAGACAAACTACCGAAGGAACCTCGGATGAACATCAAAAAGATCGTCGCTTCCACGACGAAGCTTCTCAACGACAACTCGCCAGTCATCCTGACTGCGCTCGGTGTCACCGGAACCATCACGACCGCATATTTGGCGGTCAAGGCCACGTTCAAGGCAGCGGAGATGATCCTCGACGAGGAGACCAAGCCTCCGGGTTACATCAAGAAGGAGCACAAGGAGCCCTTCGACACCAAGGCCAAGGCGAAGCTGGTCTGGAAGCTGTACATCCCTGCGGTTGTGACGGGCGCGGCGACCGTCACCTGCATCATCGGTGCGAACTACATCGGCACGAAGAAGGCCGCGGCTCTGGCGGCTGCGTATTCTGTCTCGGAGCGAGCCCTGGACGAGTACAAGGCCAAGGTCATCGAGCGGGTGGGCGAGGTCGAGGAGAAGAAGATCCGTGACGAGATCGAGCAGGAGCGCCAAGAGTCACGTCCGCTAGTCACCTTCCTGGAGAGCAACAACGACGTGCTCTTCCTCGACGCGTTCTCTGGTAGATATTTCAAGTGCAACAAGGAGACTATCCGACGTGCACTCAACGACATCAACTACCAGATCCTCCACAGCGACTCGGCATCGCTGTCCGACTTCTGGGAGAAGATCGGACTCGAGCCAACCAGCGTCTCGGATGAGATCGGATGGAACAGCGAGCACCCGCTCGAGATCGAGTTCTCGTGCCATGAGACCCCCGACGGGAAGGCTTGCATGGCGTATGAATTCACAGTAGTTCCCGTGCACAACTTCTGGCAGGTTTGAAGAGAAGAGATCTGTCGCTGCGAGGCTTGTGAGATCTAGCCTCGCAGAAAAAACATGTCCTTAGATGAGACCACACCATATTCTAAGGAGTTCCAAATGGCCCGCAAGACGCCCTACACCGCCTCGCTGGCGATCATCGACGTCATCCTCATCCTCCTCACCGGAGGAGCCTGGCTGATCGTCATGCTCGTCCGCGAGCTGCTGAAGCGCAGCTGAACGACCATCGACCACAACAACTGAATAGGCCCGCTCAACCCTAACCCACACGGGTTAGGGCTTTATATCTCACTGGAAGGTGACAGCATGTTCAAGGCTCTCTTCGACAAGGAGAAGCGAGAAGCCATTCGAGAGCCGATCGAAGTTGCCTTCGCGGTTCTCACGATCGTCTCCTTCGTGGCCGGCAAGGTGCAGAAGCATCGGGCTCAGGAAGACGAGACCCCAGAGGTGTCGGAGTGCAAGAAGGCCTGCGAGCAGGCTTCCTAGTCCACTTCGTCAGCACAACAAACTCATTCCTTCAGGAAAGGCAGAATCCAGCATGACCATCGCAACACTCGCACGTCGGACCAAGCAGCTGGCGTCCGACCACTCACCGACCATCCTGACTGCCGCAGGTATCGCAGGAACGGTCGTGACGGCTCTTCTGGCCGGTCGTGCTGGCTACAAGGCCGGCTACCGCGTGGCGGAGAACGACCTCGGAGCGTCCATCCCCAAGAAGGCCGATGTCAGCAAGAAGGATCGTGCCAAGCACGTCTCGAAGCTGACCTGGAAGCTCTACATCTCGCCGGCGGTGACCGGAGTCGGCACCATCACGAGCATCGCCATGGCAAACCGGATCGGGGTGAACCGCACGGCCGCGCTGGCCGCTGCGTACACGATCACGGACCGCGCCTTCGTCGAGTACAAGGACAAGGTGAAGGAGACGCTCGGCGAGAAGAAGGAGCAGACCGACATCCAGGACAAGATCATGGAGGACCGGGTCAAGTCGAACGAGACCTCCGGCATGGTCATGATCTCCGGGAACGACGTGCTCTGCTACGACGCGTTCACGGATCGCTTCTTCATGAGCAGCATGGAGGCTCTGAAGAAGGCGCAGAACGACACGAACTACGAGATCATCAACAACCTGTACGTGTCGCTCAGCGATTTCTACTCGAGGATCGGGCTCGCCCCGACGTCCTACTCGGACGAGGTCGGCTGGAACAGCGACAACCTCCTCGAGCTGCACTTCTCGTCGGTCATGACACCAGATGACCGGCCGGCGTTGGCGTTCAACTTTCACGTCGACCCGATCCGTAACTACAACAAGATCAACCGTTGAAGAGATGAGGCTCATCCCTTCGAAGCTTGTCTGGATGAGATTCTCCTAGCGGAGAACGACGGTTGCTGGTGAGTGCCGGGGGGCACCAAAGACGAGGGAGTGCGCATTCGTTTAATAACGCACAACTTACAAGGGAGAAACACAAAATGACGAGTATCAAGAGAGAGGCGATTCGGGACGCCGACGAGTACGCGATGGCCAAGATGTTCTACGGCGAGGGTGCCGGGGTTCGTCGCAGGCTCATCAACCAGACAGTCCAGTTCAAGATCGCCAACATCCCTGGGTACGACGTTGCATTCCAGCAGGAGCTCGCGAAGCAGGACTTCGCCAAGCTCTCGCGCAAGGCCCGTCGGGAGCGTCAGAGGATCGACGCTGTCAACGCGGTCAACAAGAACGGCAAGGCGTTGGTCCGGGGGGACTACCGCGCTTTGTCGCTTCCGATCCTGGTCATCGCTGGTGCGGCGTACGTCGCGCACCAGACCGGTGCCGACAAGAAGGCCTTGGAGTTCTCCAGGAAGGAGTACCGAAAGGGGAAGCTCTGGGTCGCCGACAAGCGGCACCAGTGGAAGCACCGGAAGGACCCGAAGGTCACGGAGCTCGGGCCCTCGGGCCCGTTTCAGCAGAACGCGCAGTAGCAGCACCATGCCTGGGGTCAGATAGAGAGCAGCTAGCCGGGGAAGGCCAGCGACTTGATATTTGGCCCCAGGCACCCGTTCACCCACTACCGAAAGCAGAACAAAATGAGCTTCCGAATTCACACGGCAGCCGCTCGATCCATCCGCATCGAGGTCGCGACAGTGGCCGAAGTGGACGAGACCTACGGCTACGAGCACGTCGAGCAGGACAAGGACAACGAGGTCCTGCTCATCACGGACCAGGTCAGCCAGGAGGCTCTGGCGATCACCGGAAGCCGCGAGGACTGGTTCCGCCTGGCCCACGAAATCCTCGAAGAAGCCCACGTCCACTCAAACTACTGAAAGCAGATCAAAATGGCAAAAGAGACCAGCAGCACCGAGACCGTCACCCAGACGAGCAGCGGGACCGTCAAGCTCGACCTCGAGGAGTACAACGATCTGACGCGACGGGCGAACCGTCCGCAGAACGTGACGTACACCAAGATCGTGAAGACGCAGGAGATGGCCGCTCAAGACCGGGTCATCACCGGCGGCCTCTTCATGGGCGGAGGAGCTTCGCTCCTCGTGCTCGGCGCCATCCAGTGGGTCATCGGCCGCAGACAGCGCCAGAGCTGATCTCGCGGTAAAAACATGGTCTTAGATGAGACCATTCACCCACTCAGAAAGGACCCGGAATGACCACCGAGACCCCCGAGACCCACGTCATCACCGACCTGCCCGCCCCGAAGCGGCAGTTCCGCAACCCGTTCGCCAAGAAGGCCGACGCCCCCGCGGACACCAACGAGCAGACGGCTTCCCCCAAGAAGCAGTCCCTCCACGGCGTCTACGCGATGGGCGCGCTCCTCCTGGTCGGCGGCGCTGTGGCCGCTGTCGCCTCCAAGCTCGGCAAGTCGGGTGAGGACGCCGAGGTCGTCGAGATCTCGTCGGACACCACCGACGTCGCCTGACAACTGAAGATCCCGAGAGGGGCCCACAAACGTGGGCTTCCTCTTTTTCTCTCTAAGGACCCATAACGTAATGACAATCTCCGCACTGCTCATCTCCGTCCTCGCTCTTCTGCTGACCATGAGCGTGATATTCAACGTGAAGCAGTTCCGTCAGATCGACGCACTCAAGACGCACTTCGTCGAGACCACTACGGACTTCCTCGCTGACATCATCAAGAGGACGGCAAAACGGGATTCGGAGTACGCCCAGACGGTCAAGGACCTCGAGAAGGCAGTCGAGCTGCTCCACGAGGAACTCGAGAAGACAAGGACTCATGGAGGAACGAACAACCAGTAGCACTGGCGGCCAGAAGGGCGTCAAGCTTGCTCGATTCGACCTTATACCCGTCGGTTCGCTGACGTTCCTTGCCGAGCATTTCGGTAAGGGTGCAAGGAAGTACGCCGAACATCAGTGGAGAGACGGCTACGAATGGTCCAAGTCATATTCCGCCATGGTCAGACATCAGAATCTGTTCTGGGCGGGATTCGACTACGACGTTTGCTCAAATGATCCGGAGGGGTGTTCATCCGTGGATGCAGATGGGAATCCGTTCGAGCCTCTCTTCCCTGACACCTGCTACAACCACACGGGCAGCCACCATCTCGATGCTGTGATGTGGCATGCGTTCGTTCTCAGAGAGTTCGTCGAGCGGTTTCCGCAGCATGACGACCGTTATATTCCGAGGTCAGATTTCACCGAGGTGATACTGGCCGACGGACATCCGATCTACACCATCGCCAAGCACGTACGACTCAAGAAAGAAGACCTCCTCTGATGCAGAACGTCTACATGACCCCGCTCAAGTACAAGAACTTCGCCGGCCAGGAGCGCACCACCAAGCTCCACTTCCACATCACGCCGCGCGAGTTCGCGGACTGGATGATCGACAACCCGGACGAGGCCGACAGCCTGTCCAACTCGTTCTCCGAGGTCCAGCAGGGCAACACGGAGACGCTCACCGCCGGCGACGCCACCACCCAGCAGAAGCTGGCGATGCTCCGCCTCGTGCGGGTCCTCGCGGAGCTCGGCTACGGCAAGCCGTCCGAGGACGGTGAGATCTTCGACAAGTCGGAGAACAAGAAGTTCAAGTACTCGGCCGCCTACGACGCGTTCCGGCTCTTCCTCTTCGAGAACCCGAAGGAGTTCGTCTCCTTCATCACGACGCTCCTCAACGAGGAGGTCATCAACGAGTTCTCGACCCGCATGCAGATCGGTGCGGCTTCGGCCGAGGAGCAGGCGGAGCAGGAGCAGCCGGCCGGGCAGAAGAACTACGACGGCATGACGCGCGAGGAGCTCGTCGCCGCCATGCAGGCCCGCACCACCCAGCAGTAAACCTCCGAGGGGAGGACGGGAGTACGCAGTAGCCAGGTCATCCTTTCGGTGGGTGGTCTCAGCCTGGCTAATATTCGGATGCGTGCTTTAAACGACCGCCAGTGCCCGGCGCCACAGCGCTGCACGAAAAGGCGCCCTATCCCTCTCGACCGATATTTGCCTATATAACAGGAGAACGGATCATGAAGCTATTCAAGAACACCAGGCAGCAGCTCCAGGACGTCAAGCAGAAGTTCTCGGACGTGACCACCCACGTCAAGGAGCACAAGGAGGCGTACCTCACCGGAGCTGCGTGCTTCGTGGGTGGCGTTCTCCTAGCCAAGAAGTCGGTACGGGTCGAGACGAACGTTACGGTCGTCAACCTCCCGAACCCGATCGACACCAAGCAGATCTTCGAACAGCACTACCCCCTCTCAGCCGCCCGGACTCGGGCCATCAAAGAAAGCCTTACCTCATCATGAAGAACCCCATCAAGCTCATCCTCGCGATCGTCTGCATCGTCCTCGGCCTGGGCCTCATGGCCGGTTGCGACAGCGCTGCTGACACCGCCAACCGGAACCTGTCCAAGGCGGCAGAGAACTTCGAGGTTCCTCGACGGATCGTCGGCGTCAACGGCATCACCGACAGGGTCATGTTCTCCGCCGAGGGCTTCTGCTCCTACGAGACCGGCGGAGAGACCTACGACATCATCTGCAAGCAGCCCGACGGCAGCATCGAGCGCACGACCATGGCGAAGTCGGACAACGTGACCATCATCGTCACGCAGATGGGTGGGGTGCATGCGGACATGTTCCGCTCGCGGGTGATCTTCCGACCCGAGACGATCATCCCGAACTTCGATCTCTCGACCAGCGCGGATCAGTAACTTCGCAACAAAAACACGCTCTAAGATGAGGGCCCGCCGAAACGCGGGCTTTCATTTTCTCACCCACTAGGTTCAAGGACAAAACAAGACAATGGAACAGCTTCCAGGTAACAGTCACCGTAGCCAGACGCAGGCCTCGCAGCCTGCCGAAGAGCCAAAGAAGATCGAAAAGATCGTGAAGGGCGAAGTCACGACGCGAAAGAAGCCCTTCCTCCGACGTCTGGGCGACAACCTCATGGTCAATCGTGCTGACGTCGTCGGCGCGGCTGTCTTCTGGGAGGTTCTTCTTCCGGCGGCCAAGAACACCTTCGTGGACGCCGTCAACACCTACGCGAACCGACTTGTGGGCACCGATATTTCGGGGCGCAGCCACGGATCGCTCGTCGGTCAGGTGCTCAACCAGAGCGTCGGTATGTACAACAACCAGCAGTTCAACTACAACCGTGTCGGTCAGCCCTTGCCCGGTCAGGGCATTCCCGCTGGGCCTCAGATCTCTCGTCAGGGACGAGCGCGGCACGACTTCAAGGAGATCCTGATCCCCACCAGGGTCGAGGCCGAAGAGGTCATCGCCGGTCTGCTCTGGCACATCGAGACCTACAACGCCGTGACGGTATCCGACTTCTACCAGATGTGCGGCATCACGCCGGACTACGTAGACGACAACTACGGTTGGACGGATATTCGTGGGGCTGGTGTTCTCTACCGCGGTGGTCGATACGTCATCGACCTCCCTCGACCCGTTCCGCTCGACTGACAACCCTCTCTCCGGAAAGACACGAACATGTCTCAGTTCAACGACGGCATCCACATCGCCAAGATCATCGATCGCCAGCCGTGCGACAAGCACCTGGCTCCGCACGGGATTCCCTGCTTCCACATGCCCCGCGGAAACGGGAACGGCTACTACGCGGCGATCTGCAACCAGCGGGCCGTCGCAGCTGGCAAGAACGGGAAGATCAGCGAGTCCTCGTACCAGACCAAGCAGAAGCAGCGCAAGCCGTTCGTCAAGCGGGGTTGACATGACCCCGGAACTCATGCGTATAGAGATCGCGAAGGTCTACCACAACAGCCCGAGGATCAAGAACAAACTTCAGGCGATGCCTGACAACCAAGTCATCGCTTTTTACCGACGCCTACAAAACGAAGGAAAAATCAAATGAGCAAGCTCTCCCTGGCCGCGGGTCGCGCGAGCCTACTTCTTCGCAAGAACTCCCCGCACATCCTCTTCGCCGCCGGCATCGTGAGCGCAGGAGCCACGGTCGTCCTCGCCTGCAAGGCGACGCTGAAGGCCCAGCACGTGCACACCGCCCACAAGAACGAGATCGAGCGTGCTGACACGCTCCTGAAGAACCCGAACAACGCCTACGGCGCGCAGGCTCACAAGGAGCACGTCGTCAACACGTGGGTCGGCACCAGCAAGCAGTACGTCAAGCTGTACGGGCCGGCGTTCATCCTCGGCGTGACCTCGATCGCGTGCCTCACCAAGTCGCACCAGATCCTCTCGAGCCGCAACACGGCTCTGACCGCCGCCTACATGGGCGTCGACTCGGCGTTCAAGAAGTACCGCAGCCGGGTCGTCGAGGAGCTGGGCGAGGCCAAGGACACCGAGTTCGCCCACGGCAAGGCGGAGGAGGGCGTCCACACCGGCTACGACGAGAAGGGCAACGGCAAGGTCACGAAGACCAAGAAGGCCCCGAAGGACGCCAAGACGGCCTACGGTCGGTGGTTCGACGAGGCCAACCGGTACTGGGACAAGGACCACGGCTACAACCACACCTTCCTCGACAACCAGCAGAAGTGGGCCAACATCGAGCTGAAGCGCCGGGGTCACCTCTTCCTGAACGAGGTCTACGACCTGATCGGGATGGAGCGGACCGAAGAGGGTCAGCTGGTCGGCTGGATCTACGACACCGACAAGGCCTACGGTCGAGAGGCCGGCAAGTACGACGGGTACGTTGACTTCGGTTTCAACCGCTACCCGGACTTCGTGGCCGGCTTCGAGCGTTCGGTCTTCCTCGACTTCAACGTCGACGGCCCGATCACGGCGCTCATCTGATGAGGATCTCAACGCTGGCGGCCTCGCTGATCTCGGCGGGGCTCGCCACCCTCATCACGGCCAAGGTCGTGGAGAGGGTGCTCGAGAAGGAGTTCGAAGAGCGTCTCGATCGTGAGCTCGCTGCGTCCGTCGAGTTCCTCGAAGAGACAGGCAAGGCGGAGCCCACCGAGGCGTACCAGGAGAAGCACAAGCAGGTCTTCGGTACGAAGTTCGACCTCGAGAAGCCTCCGCTGGACGAGGTCGGCAAGAACGAGAAGATCCGCTACGACCAGATCGTGAAGTCTTACACCTCTTCGAAGGAAGCAGTCACCGACGAAGAGGGCAAGACCATGATCGACGGCGTGGAGGTGTGCGACACGCTGCCGGATATTCACGCGATCTCCACTGACGAGTACATGGAGAACGAGTCCGGCTTCCTGCAGTCCACGCTCACGTACTGCGCCGACGGCGGAGTGCTGGACGAGGAAAGTGATCTGGTCGTCGACCACGTTGACATGATCGGAAACGCGATTCCGCCGTTCGGTCAGCTTTCGGGGGAGCCGCACGTGGTCTACCTGCGGAACACGAAGATCCGTCGTGAGTTCGAGGTCATCCGGGACGAAGCCAACGCGGCGGATATTCTCGCCGATCCAAGCGAAGTCCCATGATCGACGAGCCGCTCGACGAGCTATATCTCCAGTGGCTATATCGTCTAGTGGCTCCGCTCCGTCTGAAGAACCCCGCTCGGACCTACTGGTCCCTTCTAAGGCAGCTCCACGCCAAGGAGTTTGTCTGGTTCGTTCCCAACGATGACAACCGCGTTATGGACGGAAAGGATCTTCGCTACGAGTTCCTGGATGCAATCAGGAGAGAACACCCGCCGGCGTTCCTGAATGCTGGCTGCTCCATGCTCGAAATGCTGATCGCTCTGTCGCGGAGGCTCTCCTTCTACGGAGGGGGAGCCTCCCAGGAGTGGTTCTGGCACATGCTCGACAACATCGGACTGCGCGGATGCAATGACGCCCAGCCCGGACCACCGGAAGTGATCGATCATATTCTGACCCGTGTGATCGATAGGACCTACGACCAAAATGGGAACGGCGGGTTGTTCCCTTTGAAAGCGGCCAACGTTGACCAGCGCAGTGTTGAGATCTGGTACCAGATGAACAGCTACCTTATCGAAAGGGGGTGAAAGTGGACTTTTACAGGCTCGTCACCAAAGAGATCAAAGGAGATGCATACCTCTACCCGAACTTCCGAGTCGGGGTAAGCAGCGACCTTCTTATTCGCGGTGGGCATTTCCATGCCATCTGGGATGAGGAGGCAGGGCTTTGGAGCACGGAGCCGCACGATGTCGTCAGGCTCGTGGATGCTGATGTTCGTGCAAACGCAAAAACCGCGGGAGGAATCCCGCTCACCCTCGAGTCCTACGACAGCGGCGTGTGGACCAAGTTCCTGAAGTACTGCAAGGAAGTTGGTTCCTCGCCGTTCGAGTTGGACACCAAGCTGACGTTCAAGGACGACGTGGTCAAGAAGACGGACTACGTAAGCAAGAGACTGCCATATTCTCTTGTCGCCGGGGACTTCCCAGCATGGGACGAGCTTGTAAGTACCCTATATTCCCACGAGGAACGCCAGAAGATCGAGTGGGCTATCGGGTCTGTGATCGCAGGAGACAGCAAGAAGATCCAGAAGTTCTTCGTCTTCTACGGCTCTGCTGGTACCGGCAAGGGAACCATCCTCACCGTAATCAGCAAGCTCTTCCAGGGGTACACCGCAACCTTCGATGCGAAGTCGCTCGGCAGCAGCACGGGCTCATTCGCAACGGAGGCCTTCAAGGACAACCCCCTTGTGGCGATCCAGTGGGACGGCGACCTGTCGAAGATCGAGGACAACACTAAGTTGAACACGATCATCTCGCACGAGTCGCTCATCATCAACGAGAAGAACAAGAACACCTATCCTCTCGAGATCCACTCGATGCTGTTCCTCGGCACCAACAGCCCCGTTCGGATCACCGACGCTAAGTCGGGAATCCTGCGGCGTCTGATCGATATTCACCCCACCGGGAACCTGGTTCATCCGGATCGCTATCAGATGCTCATGGACAAGGTCGACTTCGAGTTGGGTGCGATCGCTTCGCACTGTCTCGATGTCTACAAGAAGCTCGGTAAGAACCACTACAGCGCTTACCGGCCGATCGAGATGATGGTTCAGACGGACTACTTCTACAACTTTGTCATGGCTTCGTACGACATATTTCTCGAGCAGGGAGGTGTGACGGCGGAGCAGGCATGGGCCATGTTCAAGGAGTTCTGCGACAGCGAAAAGATCGACTCGAAGATGCCGAAGTTCAAGTTCCGGGAGGAGCTGAAGAACTACTTCAAGTCGTACCATCAGCGAATCAAGGTGAATGGAGAGTGGGCTTGGAACTGGTACTCCGAGTTCGACACGAGCAAGTTCGTCCTGAACGAGCAGAGTCACGAGCCGGTTCCGTTGCTTGAGCTGAACGCAATGGAGTCGATCCTCGACAAGATGCTGGCTGACTGCCCTGCGCAGACTTCCTCGGCAAGCGGCACTCCGAGGAAGAAGTGGGAGAACGTGCGTACCACGCTCTCCGATCTCAACACCCGCGACGAGCACTTCGTCAAGGTGCCTGAGAACCACATCGTCATCGACTTCGATCTCAGGGATGAGAGCGGAAACAAGTCCCCTGAGAGGAACCTTGCGGAGGCGGCCGGTTGGCCGGAGACCTACGCGGAGTTCAGCAAGTCGGGTGGCGGCGTGCACCTTCACTATATTTACGACGGCGACGTCTCACAGCTGAAGCCTGTGTTCAAGGACGGAGTCGAAGTCAAGGTCTACACGGGGAATAGCTCCCTGCGTCGACGGCTGAGCAAGTGCAACAACCTCCCGGTTGCAACTATCAACAGCGGTCTTCCGCTAAAGGAGAAAACAAAGTCCGTGCAATCTGAGAAGACGATTGGGAGTGAGCGGGGTCTTCGGAACCTGATCGCTCGCAACCTTCGCAAGGAGATCAACCCAGGGACGAAGGTCTCGATTGACTTCATCCACAAGATCCTTGACGACGTCTATAAGTCTGGCATGCCTTACGACGTGTCCGACATGGAGCAGGACATCATCCGGTTCGCTCTCGGTAGCAGCAATCAGCGTGACCGCTGTCTCGAGATCGTGTCGACCATGAAGTTCAAGTCCGCAGACCCAGCCGTGGCGACCGAGCAGGACGCGACGGACCAGCGGATTGTCTTCTACGACATCGAGGTTTACCCGAACCTCTTCGTCGTCTGCTGGATGCTTGACGAGGACGACGCGCCAGTCGTTCGCATGATCAACCCATCCACGCAGGACATCGAACCGCTCCTCAAGTTCAAGCTTGTCGGCTTCAACAACCGGAAGTACGACAACCATATTTTGTACGCCCGCTACCTGGGCTACGACATCGAGAGCCTGTACAAGCTCTCGCAGAAGATCATCGCCAACACCCCAGGGGCGATGTTCGGGGAGGCCTACAACCTCTCCTATGCCGATATTTACGACTTCAGCAGCAAAAAGCAGTCTCTCAAGAAGTTCCAGATCGAACTGGGGCTTCGTCACAAGGAGATGGCTCTCCCCTGGGACGAGCCGGTTCCCGAGGAGCTGTGGGCTGAGGTCGCAGACTACTGTGCGAACGACGTTATGACGACTCGTGCGACGTTCCACGCTCGCAAGCAGGACTTCGTCGCAAGGCAGGTCCTGGCCGATCTGAGTGGTCTGACGGTAAACCACACAACGCAGAATCACACTGCGAAGATCCTGTTCGGGGATGACAGAAACCCTCAGTCTCAGTTCGTCTACACAGAGCTGGCTAAGGAGTTCCCGGGCTACAAGTACGAGTTCGGAAAGAGTTACTACCGCGATGAGATCACCGGAGAGGGCGGATACGTCTATGCAGAGCCCGGAATCTACAAAGACGTTGCTCTTCTGGATGTCGCAAGCATGCATCCAACCTCAATCGAGTGCCTCAACCTGTTTGGGAAGGAGTACACCAAGAACTTCTCCGACCTTAAGAGCGCGAGACTGGCGATCAAGCATAAGGACTTTGCCTCTGCGCGAAAGATGCTGGGAGGCCGGCTTGCACCATATCTCCGAGATGAGCAGGATGCTGAGGCTCTTTCCTATGCACTGAAGATCGTGATCAACATCGT